GGATGCTTTGACCTACCCAAGAACAGACCCAAATGATATGTACCTTCGGACATCAGGTGTTGCTGGTGCCGTACAAACTCATATAAAGCTTACCGGTTTAGATGGTAGTACTAACCTTTACTTTGGCAATGTCTCGAAATTTGCAACCACGGCAGGTGGTGTTTATATAGGTGATGGAACTGCATCTGGTCTTAAGATATTCTACAATTCTGATAATATATATATGGACAATTCGGACCCGGGTGGTAATCTGTATATTCGGAACAGAAATGCTGCTAATGATGACTATCACATTTGCTTTGCCGGTAATTCCGACGGGGAAACGAGGCTTTATTATGCTGGTCTCGTGACAGCAAAAACCAATGCCACTGGATTTACTATTCAGGGAACAGGAACAGCAGCCATGGACGTTCTGTTTTTGGATAATTTAACGGCAGCAGCAACAGGTAATTATTCAATACTTGACTTTAGGGTGATGACGTCCACCCAAATCAGAGTCTCTTCCAGAATTACTTCAAGATTTACCACCACCACCGATGCAACCAGAACTGCTGAACTGGCTATACAAATTCTGAACTCTGGGGCATTTGTAAATGTCATTTCTGCTGTTGGAGCTGGGGGTGTTAGTCTATACTATGCCGGTACCCAAAAGTTGTACACCACTTCACTTGGAGCACAGATAGTTGGTACTTTAATTTGTGATGGGATTATTGTTGGGGCTAATGAAAATATATACCTTGGCACAGCAGGTATCGTCTACACCGGTACTGATCTCAGACTGACTACGACTGATGGTAAAATTCAATTAGTATATTATAATGCCGGCTTCTACACAATGCTGGAGGCCACACCTACTGGACCAGTTGAGCTTTACTATAACAATGCTTTAAAAGCTGCAACCCTTAATGATGGGTTTACGATAGCAGGATGCTTAACTCTTGATGAGATCACAACACCTACGGCAGATGCAAATCATGGTAAGATATACACCAAGACGGATAACAAGATTTACTTTCAAGATGGTGGTGGAACAGAGCACGAGATTGCATTTGTACCATAATCTATAACACGGGGTCTTCGGACCCCCAACAAATCTAACCTAAAGGGGGATTTACAAATGAAACATCCACTGAGTGCCCAAAAAGAAATCGTACAAGAACCGACAATCAGCATGGAAGAAGTTAAGAAGGTAATTACTGCTTTACTGCAGGAGTTTACTAAGGAAGAGGGTGGTAATAAAGTTACCACTAATAATATGGCAGGCATGCTCATGAAACTCATGGCTGCCTGTGATGGACAGATATCCATGAAACAACCAGGACAGGAAAACTAAATTATGAAAATAGAATTTATACAGGGTAGGATATGTATCCAATCAAATGCTGCCGAGTGGGGGCCGTTTGTCTTCAACTTTGAGGATGCACTTCCTGCAGATAAGGTACTGACTCTCTGTACGGTAACATCATATCTCGGACGGGTTAAGCCCGACGACAGTGATGTCCTGGCAGCAGAGACGGATACCACATCTGAATTAATTGGTACCACAGCCGTGGCCTCAGACACCACCGTGACTGTGCAGTTTAACAGGCCCACTACTCCTGCTTATATTAATGCCAGCCACACACTGGTGTTTAACTTTACCATAACCGGTGGTGGAACACACAGTGCCTACTACTACAGGGTGGAAGTTTTATAGGATAGCTATTTAAGTTTTGCTGGAAGGAGCATAAACTACTATGGATTGGGAAATTGACTACATAGCAAACGACACTCTTGCCCAGGTCCACCAGGCCGATGAGAAGTACTTATTCATCCGTGGGTCTGTAGGATCTGGCAAGTCATCTGGTTGTATTCTTCACTGCTTTTTAAATGCACTGGAGCAGGCACCAGACATTAATGGTGTCCGTAGATCTCGGTATGGAATACTTCGAGCCACGTACCCCAACCTAAAGTCAACCACTGTTGAGTCATGGAAGGAGTGGTTCGGGCCGTTGGTGAAGATTGTTTATGACATCCCAATCCGGGGGTCGATAAAGATCGATCACCCAGATGGCCGAACGACCGTTGAAATGGAGTTAGTCTTTTTGGCCCTTGACCGTGAAGAGGATGTCCTAAAGTTGCAGTCACTGCAGCTTGTTGGTGCACACCTCAATGAGACTGCCGAAATACCTCATGGTGTTTTCCAGATGCTCAAGTCACGTATAGACAGGTATCCCAAAAAGTTTAAAGTCCACCCTGACTACCGTGCAGAGTTTAAGCACATGGAGAATAAGGTTGGCAAGGTAGGAGCAGTTAAGCCCTTTATCATATCGGACTACAACTCTGTTCCTACCGAACATTGGCTATACAAGATAGCTGAGGAAGAACGTCCAGAAAAGCACAGGTTCTGGGTTCAACCATCTGCACTTCTTATGTGTGGCAAGGCACAGGGGTTCGTACAGGATGCCGGTGGAAACTGGTACAAGATCAATCCCTATGCTGATAACATTGATCACTTATCGGAGGACTATTATGTCGATCAGGTATCTGGTGCAGACCCGGAATGGGTGTCGGTCTTTGTGCTCAATAACTACGGCAACCTTAGAGGTGGGAAACCTGTATATAAGATGTACGACGACAAGGTACATTTTTCGGATAAGCCTTTTGAAGTTTCCAAGGGGATTCCGATTGTCATTGGCATGGACACGGGGCTCACCCCGGCTGCAGCTTTTACTCAGTTTACCTCTTCTGGACAGTTTGTTATCTTCGACGAGTTGGTTACAGAGGATTGTTCCATACATGAGTTTGCCTATGACCATCTGTGGCCTCACCTTCGAAACTATTATAAAGGGCACCAAATTGAAATTGTTCTTGACCCTGAAAATAAACGTGGCCAGACCGATAAGAAGACTGCTCGGGATATTCTCGTAAAGGCAGGATTCCCGGTTACACTTGGGAAGAGTAATAACCCTGCCCAACGGTTCGAGAGTGTTGTCTTTTTTCTACGAAAAAGAAATGGATTAATTGTTACATCTAAATGTCCTATCATTAGAAAGGGATTCCTATCCGAGTTCAAATACGACAAGATATCTACCACGGTGCATGGCACCCAATGGAAAGATAAGGTAACCAAAAATATTTATTCTCACGTGCACGAAGGGTTGCAGTATGCTGCCATGGAATTTGTCCAGGGTAAGATCTTTCGGAAGAACGTGGCAAAATCTACACAACATACTGGCCCGGCCGATACAACGGCTGGCTACTAAATAAGGATGGCTATGGCAACAAATACAACGATGACAGTAGAAGATCCTGCTAATGAAATGGGTAGGGCCTTTGACCAAATCAAAGACGAACCTCGATCTGACATAGAGGGAAAATCTGAAGAGGATGCATTGAAGGCAGCTAAGTCTGTACAGATGCAGGGATTCTTCAGCCCGTTGGGTACCAAGCTGGATGCCGAGTGGTCCGAGGCTGAGGGTGAGAAGATCTATTCAGAACGTCGAATGGTCCGAGACCTTCGACAGTACCGTGGCCAGTATGATCCGGAGATCCTAAACAAGATACACCCCAACAGATCCAAGGCTTATATCAGGCTGACACGTACAAAGGTTAAGACCTTTGATGCCCGTATGATGGATATCCAGTTCCCAGCCAACGATGATAAGAACTGGGTTATACACCCCACACCTGTACCAGAGCTTGATGGTCCTCTCATGGAGAGCATTGCCATACAGCTTATGGAGCAAAATGGTGGTGCCATCCCAACCCCAGATGAGATCCAGGAGATAGTTATTAAGCAGGCCGATAAGAAGGCCAAGGCTATGGAGCAAGAGATTGCTGATCAGCTTTCAGAGTTTAACTATCGTGCCACCATAAGAAACGTAGTGCACTCAGCACACATCTATGGCACTGGTGTTTTGAAGGGACCCCTTGTAAAAGAAGTTACTTCCAAACGGTGGTATCGTAATAAGGTGGGTGCTTGGAAACAACTTGTTATAAAACGAATAATCCCCACGGCACAGTGGGTACCCATCTGGGATATCTATCCGGACATGAGTGTCAAGGATCTAAAGGACTGCCGGTATGTATGGCAGAAACATTTATTTAGTAAGAACAATTTAATGCTGCTTGCTAAAAGATCTGATTTTGACCAGGATGCCATATTGGCATTCATCGATACATACTCCGACGGCAACTCTAACTATAAGGACTACGAAGAGCTCCTACGGGAAATGTCAACCAACACACTTGCCGACGGAGACACGGCCCCACCCAAACGTGAGAAGTATGAAGTTCATGAACGTTGGGGATTCCTCTCGGTAGAGGATGCCCGTACACTTGCCCCTGACGTTACCGAGGAAGTGTGGGATATGATGGGACCAGAGGTTGCATGTAATGTGTGGCTGCTTGACAACATCGTTATCAAGGCCGTACTCAGCCCAATAGACGGTGCAGACATACCATATTACTTTTATTACTTTGACAAGGATGAGACCAGCATATTTGGTGATGGTATACCGAGGATCATGAGAGATCCCCAGTTGCTGTACAATGCCAGCATACGAGCCATGCTCGACAATGCTGCCATCAGTGCCGGCCCAATCATTGAGGCCAACATAGATCTACTTGCCGATGGTGAAGATCCTTTGGATCTATTTCCGTTCCGGGTATTTCAAAGGATTGGCACAGGAATAGATGCAAACACAAAAGCAATCACCGTCACCAAGCTGCCCAGTTACACAAATGAGTTCAGACAGCTTGTTGAGTTTTTTCAAGAGACAGCCGACGAGTCCACTACAATACCACGTTCCCTTCACGGTGGACAGTCCCCGACAACTGGTGCCAACCAAACGGCAACGGGTATGTCAATGCTCATTGGTGCATCTAATATTACACTTAAGGACCAGGTGCAGTTCTTTGATGACGGTGTCACTAAGCCATTCATTAAGGCCATGTACTTCTGGAACATGGAGTTCAACGGTAAGGAAGATATTAAGGGAGACTTTAATATCATTGCCCGTGGCTCCAAGTCACTCATTGCCAAGGAAGTAAAGATGGAACAGATCAATCAGTTCCTGATGCTTACCAACAATCCTATAGATAACCAGTACATCAAACGGGATGTTTTACTACGTGAGCTTGCTGAGATCTTTGATCTCGATAGACTTGGATTTATAAAGTCTGAGACAGAGGTTGCAAATACCCAGGCCCAACAGGCACAGGCCGGTAAGGAACAGAGTGACAGAATGATTCTGCTTGAGGCCATGAAGGCCGAGAGCTCTGGCCACGTTCCCAATGCAGTAGAGAAGTCTGCAAAACTATTTGGAATAAAACTGCCTGGAGAAGATCCCAACCAACCGGGTGGTGCTCCCCAGGCTGAATCTTCCACACAAGTAATGGAGAAACAAATTGGTTAACTCTACAAATAGAACTGGATTAATTAATGCTCTAAAGTCTCACCCAGACAATCAGTCGTACCTGAACCTGGTCTCCTATTTAGAATTTAGGTTGACAGTTATTCAAACACAACTGGTTATGGCCAATGGGATTGAAGAGATATCAAAACTACAAGGTCGAGCCCAAGAGGTTAGTAGCTTCTTGGCCGACCTAAGAAGGGAACCTATAGAGAAACAGTATACAGGTTCCTTCAACTAACAAGGGGGCAGCCGGTGCTTGAGCCGTTACTGCAATGTTGTAAAACTTTTGTACAAGATTAGGGACATCCATACATGGACCCCATAGGAGGCAATCACATGCCTGATGAAGTAAAGAAAGAAGAAGTAGCAGGAATTGACTTAGACTCGTATACTAAGGAACGTGAAGACTTTGGTGAAACCGTTGACGACATACTGGCAATGGACCCCGAGAAATCAGATGAGGAAATTATTGCAGCATTAGATGCTAAGAGGTCTGGTGAAAAAAAGAGTGAGGCTGGGACAGCCATAAAAGACTCTGCTGATAAACCGGCTGATGCAATCGATGAGACAGTAGCATCCGAACTATTAAAGGATGGCCAGGAAGTGACGGACGGTGTGTCCAACGACAACACCGATCCAGAACCGAGTGTCACCATACCTACAGTAGATCCAAACGACACGAGTGTAGATTGGAAGAGTAGGTCTGCTGTGTTAGAGACCGAGTTAGCAAAGGAACGTCAGAAGACTTCGAGTTGGAATGGCAGAATATCTGCAGCCAACAAAAGAGTCAAAGATCTTGAGGATGAGATCGTAACCTTAAAAAAGTTCAACGAGAATTTTGTTAAGAATAATAGTGCAAAACCCGTTGCAGATCCCACAACCGACAGTGACAATGAAGTTCTGGAACGGCTTAGTAACGACTTCCCGGAATTGAGTGATGTTATCGGTGTGTTAGTAAAACGTATCGATGGCATTCAGAAAACGGATAAAGATGTTAAAGCCGGCCCGGCACAGAAACCAGAAGTTAACCCACTCACAAAGGAACACATGAATAGCATACGTGCTGTCCATCCTGACCTCGGTGAAATGGTTCGTACTGGTGTGTTGCAAACTTGGATCAATAGACAGCCCGACTATATTCGGCCCACCCTGCAGGACATCTATGACACCGGGCATTCCGGACAGGTCATTAAGATGTGCACTGAGTTTAAAAATAAGTCTGGCTGGAAATCTCAGTTAGACACGGCCGATAAAAGATCTGATGATAAAAAGTCAGATAAACTTAAGTCTCTGCTTGAAGTGAACTCTTCGAGTGGTGGTGCCCCAGCCGGTGAGCCCGACAGGAACGACTATGCCGGTGCTGCCAAAGAGGCAGGCTTATAACCAATCGGCCGATAACCTGATTGGAGAAATTGAAATATGAGCACTATGACCTATGGTGATATTAGTCCCCGAACTGCTGCATTTGTTGTACGTGATCTTCTGAAACGTGGTATGCCCTGGTTGATCTTTGAAAAATTT